TAGTAGATGCTGGCTTTGGTGCTGGTGTGCTAACCTGCCCGATTTTCTTCAGGAAGGCTTCATTCTCTAGTTCCCATTCGGACATATTAACTCCAGGTGGTTAGAACGGATAAGGACATCTCGCAAGTAAGCAGATCACCAGATGCCGCGTTTAGAACGCTTGGCTGGCTAACTGCTCCCACATTATAGGTCAATGCGGATGCTGCGAGTTTGTTGAACACGCCAACTAAGGCATCTTCAATTCCATTGAGATTCCCCTCGTTATCGAAGAGAGGTACAGTCAAAATTAGCCGAAAGCGCGCAGTTGGCGCAATTGTATTGTGCTGGTTGTTATTTGGTTCAAGATAAGGATCATCGGGTGAAACAATTACAGAGTTTGCTAATACTGTTGCTGGTGGAAAAGCAAATACTTGCCACTTAGCGTTATCGACTAAAGCAGTCGCAATCGTGGTTCTAAGAGTGGTGAGAGCAACTGGCATTATCCGACCATCGAACGAGGATCAAGTGCGTGAGCAATAAGTCCACGAACTCTAGCCAGGAGAGTGTTACCCATGCGATATGGGCTAGGAGTAAAGTCCGGTGATACGCCACCTGTAGAACTAACCTGGCGAGCCTGCCAGATATCTACTGAAATCATCAGTGCAGCTTCTTGGACTGCTGAATCGGCTGTCCAGTCCGTGTAGGTTTCTGCTGTGACTGTGCCAAATGGATCAATAGGGTGTTTAGGTTGTGCAACTGTGTGAGTAGTTGTAACTGAAATCGAATATGTATTGACGGCTGTAATTGTTTTTGAGCCATTGTATTTAGTGCCAGAATTAGCAATAGTTACAGTCTGACCAACATAGAAAATATCTCGAACTGGAATATCAAAGTATAAAGTGCCTGTGCCAACGATGTTGCTGTGTGCTACTGGGAACCACTTAGGAGCCCAGAGCATAGGAAGAATGACGGCATCAGCTGCATCGCATGTTTGTTGAAGGGTGGCATCAGCGTATAGCGAGCCAACACCTAGTGCTGAGCGAAGTTCTGCAACTGTGCAAAGTGACATTCTATTCCTTTCTAAAGACTGGGAGTGAGGCAAGGGCTGCGCCCCACTCCCAGCGACTTAGGGTGTTGCTTATGCCTTGTTGTTCTTGAACGCACCAGCTCCGACCTTAGTCGCGATTGCGCCAAAGCCGTAGTAGCCGATTGTTACTGAACCTGCTGCAGTTGATTCTGCGCGTAGGCGGTATGTTGGTGACTCATACCATGTGTAAGCATCTGGGTTTACGATGAGGATTGTTCCATCGCCATCGCCAGCGTTTGTAGGATCAACATAAAGGTTGAGTCCTGCAACATTGCCTAGAAGTGATGTAGGCGCAACTTGTCCGCCTGCGTTCATTGGCTGTGATGCTGTGTAGATTGGGCGACCTGCATCGTTAAGTGACATGATGTTTGACCATTGTCCTGTTGATACAACCATGTTGCGAGCAAATGGGTTTGGAAGTCCTGCTGTAGCTGCGTAAACAGAAGCTGAACCACGAGCAACAATTCCTAGCAATTCTGCTGCTGTTGGATATGTAACTGTTGTTGTTGCATCTGCTGTTGCACCAGCAATAAGTGCAGCGTTTACTGCTGCGTTTGTTGTCTTTGCGTAAGCTGCTGCCATGTTGCGAACTAGCTCATCGAAGAATGCTGGAGATGTACGATCTAGAAGTTCAACAGAGAATGTCTGTTGTCCAGCGTACTTTTTAACAGATACTGACAAAAACGCTGAGTTCTGATCTGTGTCTGTGAATGCTGCATCTTCTGCAACTTCGCCGACTGCTGGCATCTGTGTAATCTTTGGAATCTCGAATGTCATACCTGCATCTGGAAGCACTCCGCGAGAGATTGCATCGATGCTTGGACGGATTGTTGTTCCAAGTGGGTTGATGATTTCAGATAGTTGGCGTGTTGGTACAAGACCAGCGTTGTCTGTTGTGTTGTCTGCTGCAAGTAGGTATTGACGAGCTGACTCATCACCTAGTGCTGCACGGATTGTGTTTTCTGCATACTTAGCAGCTGTGATTTCAATGCGTGGCTTTGTGTAAGCCATTGCTGTAACAGTAGGACGAGCAGCCTCGACAGCCGCAGCTTCTACTGATGGTGTTGCTTCGACTGCTGTGGTTTCTTCCACTACTGTCTCGCTTTCTTTTGGTTGGGTTTCGGTTACAGCTTCTTCTACCTTTTCGGCTTCTTCTGCTGCGATATCAGTAACCTGAGCAGACTTGAAGGCTGGCTCTGTTACTAAACTTACTTCGACTAAGCGAGCAGCGGATACATAAGTTACGCCGTCCTTAATCTTTGATTTAAGAACTTCAGCACCGATGCTAAGTCCGGACTGTAATCCTTCTTCTGCAAGGATAAGTGCTTCTGTGCCGCGTTGTGAACGGCTGATAGAAAATACTGCATCGATTGAGTTCTCTGACTCGCTGAAACTTACTGCGCGACCCAAAGGCTTTTTAGCATCGTGCTGACTAAGTAGCTTGATTGATTTGGCTTCTGGAATCTCGATTGATCCTGACTCAAAGATTACTTTGCCGTAATTGGTTGAACCTGCTTCGACATTCAATGGCACAATTTTGCCAGAGATAGTGCGGCTAGCGGAATCCGCTGTAAGTTCAGCCGTAAGGGTTACGATCTGGTTCATTCCATACCATTGCTTCCGTTAGGTGTTAGGTCTGTCATTTCCATAGCTTGTTCTGTTGTGATAAGTCCAAGCGATAGCAATTTTTCAATTACTGCTAATTCTTGCAATGGATCAACTGCTAAGAAGTTTTTGTCAATGTCAAATTTTACAACGTGTCCTCTTGGAGTTATGTCATCCATGCTGAGCCTGTCCTGAACCGCGCTGATGTAAGGTTGCAAGGATAGAAGAAGGAACTGTTTTCTCTCGTCTTGAACGTTGGCATAAGTCATTGAATTGTTCATCTCTGCTGAAACATAGTAAGCAGGAACATTGCAAAGACGGGCAATCTCAGTAGCAAGATTTTGGATTGCTTCGTTATACATCATGTCTTTTGGTGAAAATGAAACCGCGTTGTATTCAAGTGTTGAAGTTAGGTAAGCAGTAGAACGATTGTTGCGAGCATTCTTCCAAGCAGCTAATAATCCTTGTACTTCTTTAGGATCGAGGTCTGCTCCGTTATTTTTTAAGTAACCACTAGCCATTGGAGTTTGTGCTGCAACAGCGGCTGCCTTCTGAACATCTATAGCTGCGCGGATTGTTTGTACACCTGTGTTTAAGATTCCTGGAAGCAATGATTGGAAAGTAATGAGCGAGCCCAAACCATCCATCGGTAAAGTCATTCCATCAACTGCGTAAGATTTTACAAAAGTGTTAGTGCTATCAAGTGTGATAGTTACGCGATTGTTAGCAATCCATTCAAAGCGTGATGGTCGTCCGTCCTCATTGTAAACCTCGACCACTTTCCAGAAAGCTTGCGAATATAAAAGTAACGACTCGACCGTGTAAGCAATGGTTACTGATCGTGGTTGTGAATAAGAAGGTTGCTCTAACCATACTGGTGAGCCAATTTCTTCATTTGTTGATTTGCGATAAAGCTCTAAAGGAATTGCGCCGATTGTGCCAGCTAGTAAATTGCGGCAGCGTTGTAATGCTGGAACGCTTAATGCTTCTTCTCTTGAAACATACGCATATTGGAACGGCATTGCATAAGGCGAGTACTCACCTAAAACTTGAGGGGCGGACTGCGCTTCGAGGATTGGTTTAGTTTGTAATCCGAATGTTTGCAGTATGCGACCCATGTTTACATATTAGCACACTTTGTCTAATTCTTGACAATTTAGGGGTTTCGTGTCTAGGCAATGATTTGAGGCTTGGGAGCAGGAAGCATCAGCTTTGATACAACCATTGCCAAGCCGATAGGTGCTGAGATGTCACCTGCTGACTTTCGTTTAATAATTCGCCATGCAGAGTCATTGACTTTTGCTGCACAGTTATTCATCTGTTGAATCAATTCTGCCTGTCCATTGTGAACCACGCGATGATTAACCAATCCTTCTAATAAGTCACCACAGGCTTTGTAGAACTGCTGACCTGACACATCCTCTGTCATTACACCAGCCTGAGATAATCTGTCTGCAATCGTCTGTGTGGCGTATTTGTCAAAGCAAACTAATCGCGGTTTATAGATGTCGCACCAGGCTTTAATGCTGGCTGCCATCTTTAATTCATCGATTGCCATCTGTGAGCTGTAGGTTTCTAGGATTCCGATTCCGATTCGACCATCTGGCAGTAATTGACCTGCAACCAACGATCCGTTACGCCTTGACGGGCTGACATCGAATGCAAAGACTGTGTAAGCACCAACAGCCATTTCGAGAGTGTTATCTGATGTTTCTTCCAAGACTCCATGCGGCCAGGGCGATTGAAGGCTGTCAATCCATTGGCAGAGCGTTTCTGTTCTTGTCTGCTCGATTGGGTTAGTCGCTATAGCTTCTTCAATCGATTCTTTTGTAATTATGTAGCCGAGTGCAGGATTGCTAGGTGCAACAGCGCTTTTCCAAAAGTAATCGCTAGTAATGTCAATCTTGCAATACTGAGGCGCTGAGTATTCGTAATAGCCAAAGGTCTCTGGCGGATAATCTTTTGCGCGTTCGACTAAGCCATTGAGTACCGAGCTGAAATGGTCGCCCGCATTCGATGTCAAGAATGTTTGGGCGTTTGCGCGTGCTCTAGTCACAGGAACTGCAGCTTTATAGCCATCTTCTGAGATTTCTCGGATTTCATCGATCCAAAGAAAGTCTGCTGTTCTTCCGCGTGGGCTAGATGAGTTATCTGAGATGACATCGAGCGTTGCGCCATTGAGCAGCTCTATTCGTTCGCCGCCGTTGGCATAACGGATTGCCTTAGTCATTGCTTTGAGTTCAGGCGTTGATTCTATAATCCAGGCAATTTCTCGAAAGAGCATGAGCGATGTTGCGCGGTTGGCTGACATGATGATGAGCTTCTTTTCGCCACCGTAGAACATGCCCCAAATGATTCGAACTCTGCCTAGATGTGATTTTCCGTTTTGTCTTGAAATGATTAGGAGCGCAGTCTTGATCCTGTATTGATTCTTCTTATTGACCATAAGCATCTGATTAAGGACGAACTTCTGATAAGGCATCAGTTCATCCATCTTTAAGCGCTCAATCATCTCTAGAACTTCACTAGCTCTAGATTTGCCTTTGAGAAGTGGGCTGTGAACCCTTGGCTCAGTTGCCCCTCGCAGCGGCTGGACTCTTTTGGGTTTATCTGTCATTGACTTGGATTGGGTCGAATCTTAAACGGACTATCTTGCATCGGTTCGGACTGCATCGGGGATATACGGGCAGAAAAGACAGGGGGGGTAGCCGCTTGTGCTAAAAAAACACCCTCATCCTTCGATGACTTACGCAAATTACAATCACGACATAACACTTGAAGATTATCCATGTCATGAGTGCCACCGTTCTTACGGCTAATGATGTGATCAACTTGCAAGTTCTCATCATTGCCACAGTATCTGCATTGCCTACCATCACGAGCGAACACACGCTCTTTGTGGTTGCGATACTTACGGCTATTTAATTTATCTAATGCCATCCTTTACGCTTCCAATGATCTAAGGCTTTGCATGTATTGGGTTGCTTACCTTCATGAGTCATAGTGTAGCCATACCTATGTCCTATGTATCGTAAGCCCCAATCAATCTGCTCTAATGGATTGGCAGTTCTTAACCACTCACTCTTACCTTGTGGTATTCCATATACTCGATGAGTACCTTCTAGATTACCTACTGCTTTCCATTTCCATGCTGATTCTTTACCATACAACACAGCTATACATTTGTAATTCTTAACTGTTAATTGTCCTTTTGCATACTCTTTTGATGTAATGCGTTTATTAGGATCGTTTGTCGCACTAGCTGCTGATACAACCGAGAAGCATAGAGCTCCCCCTAACACGATTGCTACCGAGCGAACTGTCCGCTTAGCGGTTCGCTCTGAGCACCTGATGTGCTCTAGCCCTCTGAGTGTACTGGTCATGTCAAGACCTCATTTCATACTATATTAGGACATATTAGGACATAATGATTATGTGAGTTACATCACATTTATTTATCCGTAGAGTAAAATCCTTTCCCTTTGAAGATTAAGCCTGGTACTGAATAGATGCGATTAGCTTGTGCGCCACAATCTGTGCATCTCACCAAGTCATGATCCATAGACAATTCAAGCTCCATTTGTGTATTACAAATAGGGCAACGATATTCATACATTGGCATTATCGGCTTCTTCTTTCCCACAGGCTTTACACTCCCAATGCTTTACTTTCCAATTACCACAGTCAGTACATCTGATCATGGACTTCTCCCAGTCAATGTCTGCTGGAATCTTTGTATAGCCTGCCTTGCGAAGTAACTGCACCAGATCGACTAATGACAACATGCAGACGAACTCACCGACTGATGCTTCCCCTTGACCATTAAGTCTGAAACACGCAAAGCCAAGTTTCCCTGACTTGTCCGTGCGTGCCTTGATCTGGCGTAGTGTTCCTTTGATGTCAAGTGAGTTACGAGCCTTAATCTCGATGTCGAACGGAACATTGAGAATGTCCTCGCCTTGACCACGACCGACACTAGCTGCGTGCCACCATTGCTGCAAGTACATGGCGACTATGCGTTCGGTCGCATAACCTCTATGCTTCCTGTGTTGGCTCGGCATCTGCTTCCTTCAATGTTTTAAGTGCAATATGGCTGACTGCATGACATCTCAGACAGGTAACAAATACCTGGTCATTAGCCTCTGGAGTAATAGCCACAGGTTCATTGCAAAGATCGCAATAGATAACAATATCCTGCGGTTCTTCGAACTCTCCGCCCATGATGGTTGCTGTGCCATCATCAAAGATTACCATTTCACCCATAATTATGCCCTTGCCTTCTGTGGTCGCCAGTTGCCTTCCGGACTTATCTCATACCAAATTACATCTTCACCCTTAGGGCATCGATTCATTTCACCAGTAGCTGCTGCCATGCATTTGAAATGACCCCAAGGCTTGTTAGCCTTTGTCATTCCATGTGCCCAATGCATTTCACCATGAGGACATCGAGGAACATCCTTGTCAGTTGTGCCGCCTATAATGTCCTTCACAACAGCGACTGCTTCAGCTGATGTCGTAGGTGCCGCAACAGTCTTGATTGTCCAGGGATCAGCTTCATTTACGACAGGGATATATTCTTTCGGTTTGTCTGCGAGCTTTGTTCTTGCGACCTTAACCATTTCCTCTTTGCTTGGTCGCTTACCCTTGCTTGCATAACCAGCATTCGCAAGTGCTCTGCCGATCGCGCTAGTTTCACAGTTTTCCAATGCGCTAGTTGCATTAACGCCTCGACTGCTAATCGTTTCCTCAGCGAGCCCGCTGGCGAACGGCGTGCTATCAGCGAAAGTACGATAAAGCCATGCTTTAACAATGTATCTGTCATTCTGGAAACTCACTAACTCCGTTTCAACGCGGAAATCTGGGAAGTCCTTAATGAACTTCTCTAGTCTTACTTCTACTGTTTCATAATCATCTAGATTAAACATAAAGTTCATCTGCCTCTGTTTGTAGTTGGACTGCTATCGCCAAATAGGCTATTGCATCGATGTAAGAATCTGTGTGGCTTGGGGATTCTGTGATTCTTGCGAGCTTGACTTCGACCATTGCAAGTGCAGCTTGAGAGTCTGTGATTGGGTAATCAAGTAGACAGGATAGCCTCGCAGCGATGCGACCTTGATTGATTTTCGGATGACCGTAGACCTTGCCACGATCTTGCATGATGTCGATTGCATTGATGAGTGCCTCTGTTGCTTTCACTTACCCACCTGCTCGTAGTATTTACGGACAGCCTTGCGACCATCGACCAGCCCTTGATCGTAGCCAGTTTCCTCACCCCATCTAAAGGTGAAATAATTTGCTAAGCAAAGTCCAACAACTGTAAGGATTGTTAAAGAATTCATATAGCCCTTTCTTGCCCCGTATTTCGGGAACAGGAAAAGTGTCGCACAGCTAGTGGGATTTATTCAGTAGATTTTGATAACGAAATGGTAACAATTCTGACCCGTCCATCTGGTCGTCAATGTCACGAATTACATCGTTACCGAGCGCGCCCGTATCTCTTACCTGACACAACGAAAGTACCGTCCTTTTCTAGGTTAATGATGCTGACCTGCACATTTGTCCCGATTTCCTCGATGACGATGAACGCCTGCTGCCAGTTCATTGTGCCCTTAGTGTAATGAGCCTGTCGGACATCCATAAGATGCCCACCTTCCCAGCCTCTCAGGATACGCCCTATTTTGCCCCCAGAAGCCTCTGTGAAGGCTGATTGACCTGCTCTGTGAGTGTGTCCACATATAACGCTAATACCATGCCTACGAGCCGCCTCAAGGGCTGTAAGACCAGGCTGAGGCTTAATGCTCTGTTCATCCCCATGAACTGCCACAATGCCTCTAGCGATGGCGTAGGGCTTCTTATGATAGGTGATGCCTAGTTCGTCAAGCTTCATGAACTTCTCAAAGCGAAGCTCTGGCAATGCCAAGAAGGCTGGAATCTTCTTCATAATGACATTGTAAAGACGGTCTGTGTGATTGCTTCGGATAATGTGAGCATCTTTAGTGTGCTCAACCAATGACCAAAGAACTTCGACTGCTTCATCTCTGTCAGCAGCTAGTGTCTGTTCGTACCATCCTGGAGTGTTTTCTGTCCATCTGGAAATCTGTGGTAAGTCGATTTCATCGCCGAGAGTAACGACAGAATCGGGGCGTACAGCTTTAATATACGCTGCAACATTTTTTACTGCTATTGGATCGTGATAGGGAACTTGTAAGTCTGGAACTACAACAGTTCTTTTCATTCATCCTCATCGTCATACCAGTCTGGCTCTGGGATATTTGGGTTAATAGGCGATGGAAGTATCCAGTTAGGATAAGCCTGAGGTTCAGTAACTATGCCAAGTGCCAAATCAACTGGAAAGCCTGCTCTGCGTAGGGCGCGATACATTTCATGCACACCGATAGCCCACGCATCTAACTTAGAATAGCCTTCATCCGTTAGCTTCTTAGTTGCTTTTCTTGCCATGTGTAAATTGTCACCTCTCTAATAAAGAAATGATTGTTTCGACACGCCCTTCAAGTCGATTCAATCTATCGTTCATCGATGAACCACCATTAGGTTTTAGTTCATTTAGGTAATGCTTGACTAGCCAGCGGACTGATCCTGCAAAGCCAGTAACGATAGAGATAACTGCAACTGCTAGAGCCGCCCAGTTAAGGGCGCTCATTATGCGATTTGCTCGTCTGTAGGGTCAAGGTACTTGACAACAGGGGCAACTAAAGCTGAAGCAAGGACTGCATATTCAGGACGAATATCTGCTACCAATGCAAGTCCTAAAGTGATTGCTGAGATAGCAACTGCCTTTAAGTAAGATTTGATTGCATTCTTTGTGTTTTTAGTTATTTTCATTTCCTGCTCCTAACATAGGGATTTCGAACCACGAACCATTCTCATCGCCCTTTTTAGTAAAACTGATATGGATATGCTTATCGTGGCGATTAATGCCAGAATAAGTTCTCCAACGCCAAAGTGATTTAGCTGAGGAAATCTTTCCTGCGAATATGACATAGGAGATTCGCTTGTCCTTCTTGGCGCATAGGCGTATTTGGTCGGCAAGATAAGCACCTGTGCTGGAGCGTGAGTCGAAGTCCTTATCCACATCAATAGCCCTGACGATTCCGTTAGACGGATCGGGATTGTGGTCACTCTTACGATTGGAGTGTGCGGCATCGCCTATCCAACCATCTGACTTACGATTTCTATCTGGAAAGGCATCATCGATTTGTTCACGAAGTTGCTGACCAGCCTTGCACAGTAGGGGTTTCATTATCCTAAAAGTGTTGCCAAGTCATCGGCAGAAATTCCAAGCCTTTTAGCAATAGCAGCCTTTTCATCTGCCTTTTGTTTTTCGGCAATAGCTTCTTGATTTTGTATTTCAATGTTTTGTTCCCAAGCAGCAAATTCTTGGTCATTCATTTCGCGATCAATAATCTCATCTGTTTCAACGTTATGAATTCTTATCATTGGTCTAGACATTATTTCACTCCGTAAAGGTAGGCTGTTCCACCACTAAAGTTAGAACTAGGTGTCATTTGAATTGAACTAATTGCCGCTGAATTGTTGTATGAAGCAACAGTTTGATGCGAAACAGTTGCTGTGGCTGTCGAGCCATAGCTTCTGATATAAACCGGAGTAGTGTCTGTGTCAGCATATCTTGGTATAACGATTTCGCAATTTCCAAGTTTATTTACGTTACCACTTGAATCTGTTTCCAATAAACCTTTGATTGAAGTAAATCCTTGATTGTAGCCAACGCCAACTGTTGTATCTCTATATCTTGTGAAACTATAACTGTAGTTGCTACCAGTATCGCTATTAAACTGCAAATCAATAGAAGCACCGGCAGAAGCATTGTAAACATTTTTCATTATTAAATAAAGGTTGGTGTAAGTTGAAGGTATTGAGGTAATGCTGATCGAAGCACCAGTCAAAGTTGTGGTGCTAATTAAAGTCATTCCTACGCTTGGAGCGGCTGCCCAAGCCATGCCTGTGGCAGCTGTTGAATCAACAGTCAAAATATGACCATCAGTAGCACCCACTGCAAGTTTGGTATAAGTATTAGCCGCGCTACCAACAAACAAATCACCCTTGGCTGTTGGCTTTATTAAGTTAATTGTTCCATTGGTATCATTTATGTCCGATGCGGAGAAAACATCACCATCAGCATAAGTTACCTTTGTTGGAAATCCGACTGCCATTAGCACACCTCTTTCATAGGGTCAATTCTAGTACATAACATCGAGTAAAGGCTCCTGCGTGTTAATAGTTGTTGTCCAAGAATTAGGGGTTATATTATGGGCAATTCCTTGAACCTGTAGTTTTTTCTGGATTGTTGAGCCGCCAGGTTGCTCATTGGTTATATCTACTGTATCAAAATAGTCTAAATCTAAGGCCGCAACAATACCTGCTCCATAAGCCAAAGTGACTAAATCTAGTGTGATCGAATCGATGCGGATTGTGGTGTCCTTACGGCTAGTTACATAGGCTGTTGCAAGACTCAGAGCAACAGGGTCTGTTTGCATCAACAAATCAGAAGCCTTCATCGATCTAGTAAAATAAACCCCAATAGATGTGGCATCTGAATAGTTTTGGGTTGTACCGCCGATTCTTGTAATGGCAGCTGAATTTACAATAGTTTTATCATCATTACTAAAAACAATGCCAGAATAATTAATACCTGTAGTTTGATTAAAAACAGTAGGGCTGGCACTTTGAGCATCATAAACAAATTGACGACCTTTGAATGTGGCTATGCCACCTGGATCAATATAGAAAGCACCTTGCTCTGTAAATTCTGCTGTGCGAAGAGCTGCTAAGGCTGTTCTGGCTGTTCCTGGATCGACCTGACAAGTTGTAGCCCCTGTGCCAATGGACTTCAATGATTTAGGCCATCCAATTTGATCTAAGATTGCATCAACTCTTTGAGCGGTTGTTTGACCTACTGTACCACCGGTGACTGTAGTGATATTTGTATTGTACAAAAGCCTAAAAGCGTCATAACAGACAAGATCAACAAAACCTATTTCTTGACCTGTTGGATAGGTGTATTTCCATTCGGTAATATAACCATTGTAAATGTTATAGGTTGTTCCAGAATAAGTGGCTGCTACTTGTACCTTTCTCAAAGGTAGAAGATTTCCATAATACGGACTAGCTGTATTCTGTGGATTAAAATCACCATCTGGATCAACAACTCTGATAGTGGCTTGTCCAGCCTCATATTCATCTTGAACAAGGTTTCTGCCTCGCTTGGTGCTTATGCGAGTTGTTTGTGAAGACACATCCACAATCAAGGGAACAGTTCCTCTGAGTTCAGATTGACCTAATTTACCGGTACCCAGAATTAACGGATTGCCAAATGAAGCGTTCCCCGAGAAGTTTATCTTTACAATTACTGTTGCTGGTAAACCCATTAGACAAGTCCTGTATAACTTACATTCGTTCCATTAGATGATGCGCCTTGTGTAGCATTAAGAACAGCATTATTAAATACCTGTCCGTCTAAGGAAATTGTTAAATTTACTGGGGGAGTGTAATTAGCATATCTTGCTTCGTTTTGTCTAAATGATTCAAGTGGTGACATTGGAACTGTTGGAGCAGGAGTTGCTAGTGGATTTGGAGCAGTTGGCCCTTGTGTCAATGAATTGATTTCAGATTGCTTAAATGATGAAAGCCCTGCTGAGTAAGAAGTCTGTAATAACAAAGCAGCCTGTCGAGCAGCACTAGCAAATAATCCAACTGCATTAGCAGCATCTATTTCAGCCTTTATTTTGCCAGCAAGGGCGGCATCATTATCATGAATTGCTAGCAAAGATTTTAAGCGCAGCTCAGTTTCTTTGTCGATATTGCTGTTGAGAGCAGCATTGATTTGGATACGATCAATGTCAAACTTCTTTTTAAGTTCTTCAAGAGCCTGTTGATCTGCTGTAAGTACAAGCTTTCTAGTGCTTAAATTGTTATCAATGATAGATAAAGCATTTTTAGATTTCTGTAGTTTAAGTGCCTCGGCGTTGGCTTTATCGATGGCTTTGCGTTGTCCAGGCGATTGTGCTGGAGTGCCTGCTGAACGAGCCTTTGCGGTTGCTCCAAAGGTGCTGAGATTTGGTAATTTACCAACTAAGCCAAAGACATCGCCAATGAATGTATCTTGGTAAACACCCTTTAATCTGTTAATCAAGGATGCAATGCCATAGGTTGCATTACCAATACTTGTAGCCATGTTCTCAATGGCAGAAGTTGTCTTGCCAATGCCGTTAGCACCTGAAACTAAATTGATTGAATCAAGAAGGTCTTTGCCAATAATCTCTGCTGAGTTAGCAAGTGCGACATTGAGCAAAGCAATCTGACCAGAATAACCCTGAACCGATGAAGCTGCTTGACCTGAGAACTTATCGTTAAGTTCCGCCATGATTTTATCCATGTCACCAGATGCAAGAGTTGCTTTAGATAAACCTGCACCCAGTCTGCTAAGAGCTGTGGTCTGCCCTGAAAAGCCTTTAGCCAATGCAGCAGAAACTGAACCTAAATCTTTGCCTGTAGCTGCGCTTATATCTAATGCAAGTGCTAAGCCTTTTTGAGATTTTGCTACATCGCCAGATGCTGTAAGCAAAGTCTGAAAAGCAGGTCTTAGATCATCATCAAGTACGCCTGTAGTGCGCTGTAAGTCACCAATAAACTTTTCTACACCAATGGCAGCAAAAGCATTGCCTGTGTTGGCTAAAGCAAGAGAAAGGGAACGAGCAGCTTTCTCGTCATCTGCAAAGGCTTTAATTGCTTTTTTGCTATAACTAACTAAAGCTGCTCCGCCAAGTGCAAGTCCAAATGTTCCGGCTAGGTTTTTAACACTTTTGTTTAATTTGCCTACAGCACTCTCGGCTTGCTTAAATCCTTTGGCATCAAACTTGGAGCCTAAAAAAATCTCTGGGAATGCCATTATGCAACTCTCCTAAGTGTTGTTTTTTTGCTTCTAGCCATGAATGCTGTAGTTGCTTTATCAATAGCCTTCATCGCAGCACCTTCTGCTACGCCTTTGGATTCAGCCCAAGCGCGATAGATTAAACGACCACGACCCTTGAGACTGGACACAATAGGCGGAAGATTGTTGATGAATTGCTCACCAGCTTTAGGATTATTGGAGTGAGAATACTTTGAGCCACGAGGTCCTTTAGGACCAACCCATTGCTGACCTTGTGGATTTTTTACACCTGCTTGTTCGTAAATAGCACCAGCAGCAGTTTTGTTATAAATCTTAGCCATGCTGGTAAAGCCATTTTTGTTTCTCTTTGTGACACCTGTAGAAAAGCCAATGCCCTTGCTAATTAAGGTTGCATTGTATTTAGGAAATGTTGCACCTTCTGATGAAGAATCTGTCCAGTTGGTCATGGCATTGCTTTCAACATAACCACGAGCTTTGCGAACTACAGGAGATAATGCTTTACGCAATTCTGCTTTTAATTCTTTGTCTAAATCAGGAGCGAACTGGCGCAATGCTTTGCGTAGATCAGAGTTACCTCTTAGTTCTACGGCTGGCATTCGCTATCTCCTTTGCATCTTCCTGTAGAACCTTGATTAGGTTCTTTAGCATTACTTCATCTAGCTCTAATAATTGTTGTGGCGCGATCCCGAGTCTGACACTAAGTTTAGCAATCAGATAGGTGATCGAGTCGCGCCCTAAGCCAAAGGGTCATCATCGAGAACTTCAACGCTAGTCAAAGTTTCAATGAATCCTTCTCCGAATGGCTTAACAGTTTCACCCGAACGGCGGATACATTCCCAGGCTAGCCAGAAGATATCGCTTTGCTTCTGATCTTCGATGAACGCTTTGTGAAAGCCCTTCTTAGCGTAAATCTCAAAACCATACTGCACCAATGGAGTAATTGGGTATTCCCCAACTGATCCATCTGCCCTTGTTACTTTTAACTTTGCCATGCTGTGCCCCTTTGTTTAGTTGTTTAGAAAGTACCTGTTGTGGCTACTGCAACTGTTGAGTTAGCAGTAAATGTAATTGATTGTGTACCAATATCGCCAACAGCACCATTAATGTCTGTTGTGTTATTGACTAACAATGAAACTGTGTATAGAGGGTTTGTAGCAGATACTGCTGTTCCCTTTGTCTGTAGGAATACGCAGGTTACTGTTGTTCCCCATGCAGCTTGAAGTGTCGCAAGGACATTTGCTGATGCTGTGTCATTTAGGAAATCAATTGTTACAGTAGATGCTTCCAAGCCCTTTACGAACTTGTGTGAGTTGTCACCCATTGCTGTTACTTCGAGTTCATCAAATGAACGGTTGATTGTTACTGCTGTTACATGGTCGCTTAGATCAACGGTGTTAATCTTAACGCCGACATTGTTATTCAGAAATACAGCCATTAGGATTATTCCTCGTCTTTCTTAGTAGATGCTGGCTTTGGTGCTGGTGTGCTAACCTGCCCGATTTTCTTCAGGAAGGCTTCATTCTCTAGTTCCCATTCGGACATATTAACTCCAGGTGGTTAGAACGGATAAGGACATCTCGCAAGAAAGCAATTCACCAGATGCTGCGCTGAGAACGCTTGGCTGGCTTACTGCACCCACATTATAAACTAATGAAGATGCTGCGAGTTTGTTGAACACGCCAACTAAGGCATCTTCAATTCCATTGAGGTTTCCTTCATTATCAAATAAAGGAACGGTTATGATTATCTTAAAATTAGCAGTTGGGGCAATGGTGTTGTGTTGATTGTTGTTAGGCTCTAAATATGGATCATCAGGTGCAACGATGACTGAATTAGCCAAGACTGTTGCTGGTGGGAATGCAAAGGTTTGCCACTTAGAGTTATCGACTAAAGCAGTCGCAATTGTGGTTCTAAGAGTAGTAAGAGCAACTGGCATTATCCGACCATCGAACGCGGATCGAGGGCGTGAGCAATAAGCCCTCGCACTTTCGCCAAGAGCTGCGCGGACATTCTGTATGGTGAGGGCTGAAAATCTACTAAGTTTGAGCCGCCAAGAGTAGCTGTGCGAGCCTGCCAGATATCAACTGAAATCATAAGAGCTGCGTTCTGAACTGCTGTATCTGTTGTCCAGTCTGTGTAAGTTTCGCCTGTGACTGTACCAAATGGCTCAATAGGGTGTTTAGGTTGTACAACTGTGTGAGTTGTTGTAACTGAAATTGAATATGTTTCAACTGCTGTAATAGTCTTAGAGCCATTGTATTTTGTACCTGAATTGGCAATAGTTACAGTCTGACCAACATAAAAAATCTCTCGTACTGGAATATCAAAGTATAAAGTGCCTGTACCTACAACATTGCTATGTGCTACAGGAAACCATTTAGGAGCCCACAACATCGGAAGTAGGACTGCATCTGAGGCGTCACACACTTCCTGCAAAACGGCATCTGTGTACAAAGTACCAACCCCGAGCGTGGTGCGAAGTTCTGAAACTGTTGTCAATGCCATCTGCAATCCTTTCTAAAAACTGGGAGTGGAGCAAGGGCTGCGCTCCACTCCCAGCGACTTAGGGTGTTACTTATGCCTTGTTGTTCTTGAACGCACCAGCTGCAACCTTAGTTGCGATTGCACCGAATCCGTAGTAACCGATTGTTACTGATCCGTTAGCTGTTGATTCTGCACGAAGGCGGTATGTTGGTGACTCATACCATGTGTAAGCATCTGGGTTCACGATAAGGATTGTTCCATCGCCATCGCCGCCGTTTGTTGGATCAACGAATAGGTTGAGTCCTGCAACGCTGCCTGTGAGTGATGTAGGCGCTACTGCTCCGCCTGCGTTCATTGGCTGTGATGCTGTGTAGATTGGGCGACCATTGTCGTTCAATGACATGATGTTTGACCATTGTCCT